TTTAACGGTCTGCGTAGTAATGTTCGATTTGTGGACGGTATTGGTGAAACCGATGACCATCAGTTAATCGAGTGGTTCAAGAGCAAGGGCTACACCGTTGAAACTACGGTGAACAAAGTTGAAATATGTGATGAACCGCTGGAAATTGCATTGGAAAATTGTGATGAACCAGACTTTGACGCAATGACACCGAATGAACTTCGGGAGTGGATGCGTGAAAACGGCTACGGTTTGAAAATCAAGAATACACGGAATAAGGAAAAGTTACTTGAAATTTTAAGGGGGTGAGTGAATGGTTACACGAAATAAGATAGTTGATAGATTAGCTCATCTTGGCTACACGGCTACTGAAGCCGACTACCCAGCTATTGACTTTGAGTTAGAAGAAGCTACCAACTATACACTTAACTATTGTAATATCACCAAAGTCCCAGAAATAGTCGAACCACGGCTCATTGATAGAGTGTGTTCCTATTTCCTCTACTATAAGAAAAATTCTGGTAGCTTGGAAGGGTTCAATTACGATGCTGTTATCAAGAGCATCAAGGAAGGTGACACTACTCTGACCTATGCGGTTGGGCAAGGTGAAGACACTCCCGAAAATCGTTTCGATGCTTTTGTTAAGAAGCTGGAACTCGGTTACGATAAGTGGATTACTCCGCATCGGAGGCTGAGATGGTGAAAAACCCACTCGCACTCCTGTGGACTGGTTTGTGTACCGTTTACGAGTATGCAGATAAAATTGACCCAGAAACCTACCAGACAACCCAAACATTAGTTTCTGTGCTTGAAAACGAACCGTGTCGATTGTCTTATAACAGAGAACAATCTACCAATATTGCAAATGGTGCTGCCGTTATTTCGCAAGGGATAACTCTTTTCATTCGACCAGATTTGGTTATTAAGCCTGGTTCTGTAATCGAGATTACCCAACACGGTGTTACCGAAAAATACAAAGGTTCTGGTAAGCCAGCCGTGTATTGTAACCACCAAGAAATTGTGTTGGAATTGTACGAGGATAACGCTTAATGGAAGTCAAGTGGGATTTTACTGCGTTGTATGAGTTTGCCGATAAGGTTTGCGATTACGACAGACTCGCTTCTGAAATGGAGCGAGCAACTAAAGAAATTGCACACGAGTTACTTAAAAAAATTAAGCAACACACACCAATAGGTGATACTTGGCGGCTGATAAACGGTTGGGACGGAAACGACTTTGCTGTAACCGAAACCCCAACTGGCTTTGAGGTACTGCTGGTGAATCCAACCGAATATGCGACTTGGGTCAACGATGGTCACCGTCAAAAACCAGGACGATTTATACCTGGACACTTTATAGGTGGCAGATTTTATTATGACCCAACTGCTGACGGTGGAATGGTGTTAAAGAAGCCGTTTGTCAAAGGCAGACTGTTCGTTGAAAAAGGTATCCTTGACCTTCAAAACACAACTAAAGTCGAATCTATTATAAACAAACATCTGTATAGATGGTGGAAGGGGTGCTTCTAATGGTTAATAAAACTTTAAATGCTGTCACTAAACAATTAGGCACTACCTTTGGTTCTGGCTATCATTACTATGTTGAAGATGTTGAACAGAATTTAACTACACCGTGTTTTACGGTCGATATGATAATTCCGTTACAGCGGTCTAAAAACGCAAGATTATATGACAGAACAATGCCTTTGGTTATTTATTATTTCAGTGACAGCGAAGCCAATCTGAAAAAAGATTGTTATAACATTGCTGAACGAGCGGTGGAGTGTTTAGAATATCTCCCATACGAAAACACAACACTTCGTGGTGAGGATATAAGTTATCAGATGGTAGACGATGTTTTACAGATTTTCGTAACTTATCGATTCGCTACAGTTGTGGATAAGCCATATGAAGACCGTATGGAAGGTATTACTCAAACGGTCGCTCACATTCAATAAGAAAGGAATGATTATATGTTAGGTGGTGGCGTTTTTGTTACCCAAAACAAGACTTTACCTGGTTCTTACATTAACTTCGTAAGTACCACCAGCGTTGCTTCCGCTCTGGGTGAGAGAGGTACTGTCGCTATTGCATTACCTCTGAATAAGGCAGCTGGTACTGTTATCGAAGTCACTAAGCAGAACTTCATTCGTAACTGCTCCGAACTGTTAGGTGTTAAGTACGATTCCGAAGCAGTTGCTCCTCTGCGTGAAATCTTCTGCAACGCAAGCAAGGTTTATGTTTATGACCTTGGTGAAGCTGGTACTGCCGCAGAAGCAGTTGCCGCATTAGAACCTTATGAGTTCAACATTCTGTGTGCTTATACCGCAGAGTCTTCCGAGATTACCGCATACATTGGTTCTGTTAAGTCTTGGCGTGACGAGGCTGGTAAGAAGTGCCAGGTTGTTGTTTACAACACCGAAAATGCCGATTACGAAGGTGTTATCAATGTTGTATCTACTGTTTCTGACGGCGATGCTCACGCACTGGTTGCTTGGGTAGCTGGTGCAGAAGCTGGTTGTAAGGTAAACGAGTCTTGCACCAATAAGACTTACAACGGTGAGTACGATGTTGTGTGCAATAAGACCCAGAAGGAACTGGAAGCTTGCATCAACGATGGTGAGATTGCTTTCCATCTGGTGTACGGTGAGGTTCGTCTGCTGGAGGACATCACTTCTCTGGTTACTCTGACAGCCGACAAGGGTGAAGACTTCAAGTACAACCAGACCATCCGTGTTATTGACCAGATTGCCAATGACATTGCCAAGCTGTTCAATACCAAGTATCTGGGTAAGATTCCTAACGATGCTTCTGGTCGTGTTAGCCTGTGGGGTGACATTGTTGCCCATCACAAGGAGCTGGAAGCCATTCGTGCTATCGACACTTTCAACTCTGGTTTACTCACTGTAGAACAGGGTGCTAATAAGAAGTCCGTGGTCATTAACGATGTTGTTACCGTAATTAACGCTATGGCACAACTGTATATGACCGTGGTAGTTCAGTAAAGGAGGTTGACATAAATGGCTCAGACTATGCACGCTCGCAATGCGGTTTCCGCAAAGATGGCTGAATGTTATGTCACCATTAACGGTAACCGTTACAATTTAATGTCTGCTATCAATGTTGAGGTTACTTTCGAAAAGAACAAGACCGAAGTACCCATCCTTGGTAGAATGAACCGTGGTCACAAGTCCACTTCTTCCACTATTACTGGTTCTGCCGAGTTCCATCTGAATACTTCTATTTGGAGAGAACTGGCTTATAAGTTCCAGGAAACTGGTGAGGACTTATACTTCGATATGCAGATTACCAACGAGGATATCACTGCTTCCGATATCGGCAGACAGACCATTATCCTGTATGACTGCAACTTCGACTCCGTCATTCTGGCAGCTTTCGATGCTGACAGCGATGATGTTCTGACCGAAAGCATCGACTTTACAGTTGAACGATTCGAGATGCCCGAAAAGTTCTCTGTAATGGACGGTGTGATGTAATTAACAAGCGGGCGAATGGCTAATTTAGTCATTCGCCCATTTAATTACATCATTTTAACAAAAATGACTAAATTAAAATAGGGAGGATTTTATAATGTCTGATTTTGCTGTATTTATGGCTGGTAATGCCGCCGATAATGAAAGCGTAAAGTATGTTGCTTCTAAGCGTTTCAAGGACGCAAAGGGTAACCCTGTAGAATGGGAAATCAAGGCTATTGACTCTGACCTGGACGAAGCTATTCGTAAGGAATGTACTAAGAAAGTTCAAGTTCCAGGTAAGCGTGGTCAATATAATCAAGAAACTGACACGGACAAGTACATTGGTAAGATGTGTGTTGCTTGTACCGTTTATCCTAATTTAAATGACGCTGAACTCCAAGACTCTTACGGTGTTAAGAGTGCTGACGCTCTGTTAAAGAAGATGCTGAAGCCAGGTGAATACACCGACTACAAGGCAAAGGTTATGGAGATTAACGGCTACGATATGAGTATGGAAGAACTGGTGGATGAAGCAAAAAACTGATAATGGAGAACGATAGTGATTCCTTTTTGGGTTACTATTGTCTCCATAAATTCCACTGGAAACCTACCATATTATTAACTATGACGAGAGAAGAAAAGGCGTTTATTTTAGCCTCGATTCAGATTAAAGCTGAACGAGACGAGGCTGATAACAAAAAGATAAATGCTAAGAAGCCTCGTAAAAGGTAGGTGACTTAATTGGCAACCTCTAAACAACTGACAGCAAAGGTGAAGCTCGATGTTACCGATGCTGAAAGTAAATTAAGACGATTAGAAAGTCGTATAAAGAGTATACAAAAGGTACTTAACAATACGAGTAATAGAACTGGTATTGAGGCACAAGTTACCAAAGCCGCCATTCAAAGTGAAAAGTTAGCAACTGCGATTGCCAAGACAGCAACGCAAGAGCAAAAGCTTGCCACAGAAGCCGCTAAAACCGCAGTGCAACAGCAAAAAATAAGTACAGAAGTGGCAAAGACGGCAACGCAACAAGAGAAGTTAAACTTGGCGGCACTCAAGACAAAGCAGCAACAAGATAAGGTGAACGCCGCTTATGAGAAAGCGTCCCAAAAAGTAACCGAAGTCGAAACAAAGACAAGTAGGATTACCAATAACTTATCCAAGTGGGGTGACTCGGTTCAAGCGGCAGTCTCTAAATTAAATCCCGCAAACCACTTGTTCGGTAGCATTTGGGGTTATGTTAAAAAAATATTTGGCGCACTCGTTGGCGTTGGTACTATTAGAGTAGCAATACAAGGGGCAGACCAACTGACTGGCTCTGAGAACAGATTGAACAACATCGCTGGAAAATTATTGGGAGACAGTGCGTATACATACGACTCTTCTGGTAGTAAAATTGGCTACTCGCAAGCGGCACTGAACTTCACAAAAGAAGCACAGGATAAAATGTATGCCGCAGCTAAAAATAGCCGTAGTTCTTACTCGGATATGATGGCGAATGTGTCTAAAACAATGACACTTGCTGGTGATGCGTTTGACCAAAGCATTGACAAAGCCATTCGTTTCCAAGAAATAATGACCAAGTCCTATGCTGTAGGTGGTGCGTCTGCCGCTGAAATGTCCACCTCTATGTATCAATTAACACAGGCACTTGGTTCTGGTACTTTACAGGGTGACGAACTTCGCTCTGTTCGTGAGGGCGCACCTCTGGCATATCAAGCAATTGAAAAGTTCGCACAGGGTGTACTAAACACTGAGTCTTCGTTGAAAGACTTGGCTTCCCAAGGTAAGATTACTTCTGAAATGGTTGTTGCAGCGGTGATGAATATGGGTTCTGAAATAGACCAAGCATTTGCGCTGACCAAGTGGCGATTCTCCGAAGTTTGGGCATCTATAAAGAGTGCTGGTCAGAAAGCATTGCAACCAGTTGTAACTATGCTAACAGAAATGTTAAACAATGCCGTTGAAGGTGGACTTATTGAAAAGGCTGAACAAGTCTTAACAGAAGTGGCAAAGGGTGCTATGGTTCTCCTTAAGGTCACTGAGAAAATAGCCAATTTCATTAAGTATGAAGTAGTACCGAGCTGGGAGAAGTTCAAACACATTGCGGTTGGTGCATTGGTGGCAATCATTGCATATACGGCGGCACTGAAAACAGCCTCTATTGCGGCGGCAGTAGCACAATCTATTTCGTGGGCTATGCAACATAAGGCGGCTTTCAAGACAATCGCCACTATGATGGTGTTGTATATGGCAATAGCAGCAATACTATACATTCTTTATCTGTGGCAGCAAGGTGTTATTAAATTAACCGATGTAATAGTAGCTTGTTTAGGTGTAGTTGCAGTTGCTCTGTTGGCACTTGCAGCCATCTTCTTAAGTGTTCCTCTGCTGATTGCGGCAGCTGTGATTGGTGTATTAGCACTGTTAGTTGGATTGTTCTTTAAGTTCACGGGTGAAATATTAGGCTACCTCTTTGGTATGAAAGCGACATTCGAAGCCGTGTGGCAAAACATAGGTATTGCGTTTAGCAATATGCTGGCTGGTATGCGAGCTTGGTGGTACAACTTCATTGCAGATATGTGTAGTGACTTCGATTGGTTACTTAGTGCAATCAACTCTGTCGCAAAATTCTTTGGTAAAGACACAATCACCGTTGAGGGATTGAGGGGTAAAGCGGCAGCTGAAGAAGCCAAAATCCAAGAATATGTTGATGTAAACGCAGCTTACGATGCAGCTTATGCCAATGGGTTCACATACGGCGAAGGTGTCAGAGACAAGATAAATAACTTCGGTGAGGGTCTTAAGGCTAACACAAAAACCAACCTTGGTGAAGGTGACATTGCTGGTAAACTCGGTCTTACCGACAAATTCGCCAATATGGGTAATTTCCCAACAGGCACGAACTACGATGATGTACTCAATGACATTGAGTACAATACTGGTACAATGGCAGATTCTATGGAACTTGCTGACGAGGACTTAGACTATCTGAGAAAATTAGCAAGTCAAGGTTGGACAAATAAGTTCACGACAGCAAAGATTTCTCTGGATGTGACTAACAACAATAACATCAATAGCGAACTCGACATATTCGGCATAATGGACAAGATGAACGATGTCCTGTATGAAGAAATGGACTATGTTGCAAACGGTGTATATGGTTGATAAGGAGGTGTTGACTTGTCTGATTATGGTTATGTATTTTATTTTCAAAATGGGTCGGATTTGATAACACTTCCCATAACACCTGGTGAATTAAGACTTTCGTCTGGTTCTAAAAATAAAGTTGTCACGCTCATTAGCGAAGGGGACATTAATATTTTAAAGTCCCCTTCTCTTACTGAGATTGAATTTGAAGCGAGATTCCCGATGCGAAAGTATCCTTTCTCTCGTGAACCGCTTACCTTTGAGACATACCTCAGTAAGTTTACTGAAATGAAGGTTGGTAAAAAGCCAATTAGATTTATTGTCGCTCGACAGACACTAAGTGGCAACAATAGTTGGTCTACCAATATGCTCGTATCGTTGGAAGAAGTTGAGGTCAACGAAAGCGCAAATGAGGGCGATGATGTTTTAGTTAGCTTCAAGCTGAAGGAGTATCGAGAGTATGATATAAAAACCATCGCTATTCCAACCGCTGAACCCGATACAACATCTACATCCGATATTCCAAGACCAGACGATGACAGAACAAGTGAATCTAAGACGCACGAAATAAAAAGCGGCGATACCCTTTGGGCATTGGCTAAAGCGTATTATGGTGATGGTTCTAAGTACACCGTAATTTACAACGCCAACGCAGAGAAGTTAAACGATGCCGCAAGACAACACGGTAAGGATTCTTCTTCTAACGGACATTGGATTTACCCAGGAACTGAAATTGTTATCCCAGCATTATGAGGTGGTTAAATGAGCAAAATAAAATTAACCATCCAGAGCGGTGGTCGAGTATTTGAACCCCCAGTTGAAGATGGTGTTCAGCTCGAACGAGATATGAATGGTTCTCCAGGAAGACTTACTTTTACAACGATAAAAGTACATCAAACGGATATGAGCTTTCACGAGGGTGACCGAGTGTATTTCCACTATGATGGTAAACTCGTATTTATGGGTTATGTATTCAAAAAGAAGCGTGACCGTGAACACCGAATCGAAGTTACTTGTTATGACCAGATACGGTACTTAAAAAACAAGTACACTTATGTGTTTGAAAAGAAGACGGCATCTCAAATTATTTCGGCATTGTGTAGTGACTATAGCCTTAATGTTGGCTCTATTGATAATACTGGATATGTGATACCAGAAATTGCAGAAGAAAACAAAGCCGCACTTGACATAATATTAAATGTTTTGGAAGAAACACTTGTTAATACTGGTAACCGATATGTTTTGTATGATGACTGCGGTGATATAACTATTAAGAATTGTGCGAATATGGTTTCCAGCACATTAATATTCGAAAACTCTGCTGAAAACTTCGACTACACATCCAGTATTGATGACGAAACATACAATCAAGTTGTTCTTTATTACAAAGATGACGATAACAAAATCACACTCTATGAGTCACGCAGTGACGATAGAATCGACAAGTGGGGTGTGTTACGGTACTTCGAAGAAACCAAGAACAAAACCTCTGCTCAAAGCAAAGCTAATTCGTTGCTGAAACTGTATAATAAAAAAACAAGAGCGTTGAAAGTTACTGGTGCTTTTGGTGACACGAGTGTCCGTGGTGGCACACTGATTCCAGTTCAATTAGACCTCGGTGATGTTATTGCAAACAACTATATGGTTGTCGAAAAAGTAACACATAACTTCGAGTGCGACCATTACACAATGGACTTAACACTGTATGGGTCTTGGGAAGATGACTATAGTTACACTATGACATCGAGCAACACCGAGGGTGGTTCGTCTGACCCCGATTCGTACACCGTTTCTATTGAGTGTAATGGTATAAATCATTACGCTGGAATGATTCGTGTTGACTATGTATCCGATGGTAAGAGTCTAAATTCAATCAGCAACGGCACTTCGATTTCCGTTACTTGTGATAAGAACACGAATGTATCTGTTACTGTAACACCATCTGTAAGTGATGGTGGTGTAAAGAATAGTTACATAACATCTAACTTGACTGGTGAATGGTCTAAGTCCAGTAACACCTTCACTTGTAAGGCAACCAATAATTGCGGCTTCACTGTTAAATGGATTGGCAACTCTGGTGTGGGGGTATAATTAAAGTATGGCAACAGGACTCATTGAATTAATTAAACGAGCAGCTATGGATGCCGTTGACAATAGCAAACCTTGTGACTTGCGATACGGTACGGTCATTAGTACCGCACCATTAAAGGTTCGTGTGACTCAGCAGTTCATCATCCCAGAGAGTATGTTGATTGTTCCAGAACACTTGACGGAATACGAACTCGATGTGAGTATACTGCCAAAGTATGATTGGAAGACCAGAGAGAAATCTGGTGGTAGTGATGAATATGCGTTCGAAAGTCACAACCACGATATTGTGATTGACAAGAAAAAGATGTTAATTCACGCACAGTTAAAAGTAGACGATAAGGTTGCTCTCCTTCGACAACAGGGAGGGCAATCTTATTTCATTTTAGATAGACTTCCGAAAGAATGAGGTGGTTAAATGATTCCAAACATACCACTTTTAGAGAGAGAAATCGCAAAAGCAAATTATCCAAATAAAACACACAAGATTGTTTTTAAAGAGTCTGACTTTAAAAACGGTGTTCTGGCTTTGTCTATGACCGTTGAAGATGGTGATTACGACCGAATCAATGGTTACACCGATGATTTACAAGCTGTGGCACAGGCGATTTATTTAATACTATCGACAGAACGATACAAATTCATCATCTATTCTTGGGACTACGGTGTTGAATTAGTGGACTTATTTGGTAAACCAATACCATATGTAATGGCAGAGTTACCAAGACGCATCAAAGAAGCACTGATACAGGACAACAGAATCGATGATGTAATCAATTTTGAATTTGAGAAAAATGGAAAACGACTGTACACCACATTCACCGTGGTGAGTAATGTCGGTAAAATTTCTACTGCATTGGAGGTGGAAATCTGATGGCGTATGAATCTCAAACCTACGAAGTAATTTTATCGAGAATGATGAAGCGTGTTTCTGCACAGTACCCAAACCTCGACAGAAGAGAGGGTTCTGTGTTGTTTAACGCACTCGCTCCCGCAGCTCTGGAATTAGCCATTATGTACACCGAACTGGACAATGTCTTAAACGAGAGTTTTGTCAATACCGCAAGTCGAGAGTATATCTTAATTGCGTGTGAGCAAATGGGTATGGATATCTCCGTTTTTGATGCCAGTGCTGGTGTCCACAAGGGTGAGTTCAATATCGAAGTTGCCGTTGGTTCTCGTTGGAATTGCGATTTATTTAACTACACCGTCACAGAGTACATTGGTTTAGAGGGCGAATATCATACATATAAGTTGAGATGCGAAACTGTTGGTACTGCTCCAAACAATCAGACTGGTGACTTGACTCCAATTACTGATGTGATTGACGGTTTGAATTATGCTAAGTTGACAGAGTGCTTAATCGAAGGTGAGAACGAAACCTCCGATTACGATATTAAAGCAGCATACTACGAGTATGTAAACAACCTTGTGAGCGATGGTAATGTTGCTCAATACAAGAGATGGTGCGAAGAGTACGATGGCGTTGGTAACGCTAAAGTGTTCCCCCTGTGGAATGGTGATAATACCGTTAAGGTATCTATTTTAAGTGCTTCCAACACGGCAGCTACCGAAACATTGGTGGCAGAGTTCCAGGAATATCTCGACCCAGGCACAACTGGTATGGGTGATGGTGTTGCTCCAATCGGTGCATTCGTTACCGTTTCTACCGCTACTGAAGTGCCGATTAGCATTAGTGCTACCGTGACTATGAAATCTGGTTATTCCAACACCGCAAACATTACAGCGGCTGTGACCGACTATTTAGCAAGCATCGCATACGAGAAGAACACAATTTCTTATATGAGTATCGGTGCTGTGATACTGAATGTTGATGGCGTTGAAAGCGTGGACAACTTAAAGTTAAACGGTGTTACAAACAACATTACTATTGGTGATGAAGAAATTCCTGTAATTGGAACTGTCGATTGGACGGTGGTGTGATGAGATATGTCCAAATAACGGTCGATGGTCGCACCTATACTTTGCGTGAGAACTCCGATGGCACTTGGACAGTAACTAATCGTGCGCCATATGTGGCTGGTGAGTACCCAGTGGCAGTTATTCTTACTACCGAAGCTGGTCAAGTGATAGAGGTAGAGGTGGACGATGATGAACTGTTAAAGGCACTCACACTGATTGTAACTGAAACAACCACCATTAGTGGTGAAAAGATGTTGCACTACTATCCTTATGTTATCCAACGCATTTTGGAGTTCCAAGCGTTGATTAAGGCAGAGGGTTTCGAAGTAGACTTCGTGAAGAACGATATTGATTTGGCAATCAACGAAGCCTATTTAACCACTATGGGTGAGGAGAGAATCGAGCAGTGGGAAAAGCTGCTCGGTATCGCACATTCGGCAGAAGACACCATTGAGGACAGACGAGATGTTATTATCGCTCGTGTTCGTGGTCAAGGTAAACTGAACACAGCGTTAATCAACTCCATTGTAAGTGCGTTTACTGGTGGTACTGCTATTTCGTATGTTGAAAACAGTACCCTCTATGTTAAGATAACCCCACCTCCTGGGAATAAAGTGTATAAGTTCGACAATGTTGTGCGTGAATTAAGTAAGAAGATTCCAGCACACCTTGGTCTGATGGTTACACGAGATTACGCAACTTGGGGCGAAGTCAAGGACAATTACGCCAGCTGGAACGCCGTCAAGCAACTGAGTAACTGGGAAGAATTGGTGGCGTGGATTGCTCCCCAATAAAGGAGTGATTTAATGGCGGTCAAAATAAACGAAGTTACAATTACCCCAATGGAAGTCACTGTTGGTCAAACGATAACGATTACAATCTCCGCAGTTGATGTTAATTGGGAAATCATAAAGAACGAATTTGAAAATTGGACTGATATTAAGAATGAACTTTCCAACTGGAAGTCCGTTCTTAATTATCATTAAAGAGGTGATTTTATGGCAATAGATACCGTAAAGGTGACCGTTAATGGCACAACGGTTACTGCAACAAGCAATGGTGACGGAACTTATACCGCACAGTTAGCCGCACCAAATGTTACTTCTTACAATGTAAATTCTGGTCATTACTACCCAGTTACCGTAGTTGCCACCAATAAGGCTGGTACTGCTACTACGGTTAATGACCAAACACCAACACTCGGTAGCTCTTTGAGATTGCGAGTATTAGAAACTACCGCTCCTACAATTACTATCATCACACCAACTGGTGGTCAATATTTCGGCACGGCTTCTCCCGAAATTAAGTTTACGCTGAGCGATGAAACCAGTGGTTCTGGTGTAGACATTTCTACTTTGAAGATTGTGGTGGACAGTGCAACTTACACAAACACTTCTTCTGGTGTAACTGTAACTACAACCACCAATGGTTACAGTGTGACTTGTGTTCCAGCTGCGTTGGCAGATGGCACACACACAGTTAAGGTTTCCGTGTCCGATAACGATGGTAATGCTGCAACTTCCGCTTCTGTCGGCTTCACTACGGACACAATCGCACCTACTCTGAATGTAAGCAACCCAGCAACAAGTGGTACTTATGTGTCTAATGCAAGTCTGACCGTAAAGGGTACAACTTCTGACTCTACAAGCGGTGCGCCTACTGTCAAGGTTACACTCAATGGTGCAGACCAAGGTGCTGTTACCGTTTCCAATGGTGCGTTCAGTAAGGCGGTTACCTTAGTAAACGGTGCTAACACAATCGTTGTTACCGCTACAGATAAGGCTGGTCGTGTGACCACTGTCACAAGAACAATTACACTGGATAGCTCTTCTCCTGTGGTTGCGTCCGTTGTGATTGACCCGAACCCAGTCAACATTGGTGATAACTATACTGTGACCATTACGGTTACTGGCTAAGAGGTGATTATATGGCAAGTACAACTACAAATTATAATTTACACAAAATTGATTTAACAGATGCTCCACCCGACATTACGGTGTTAAACCAAAACTGGGATAAGATTGATACCGAATTAAAGGGTAGAGCAACTCTTGTTGGTGGTAAAGTTCCAGAGGAACAGTTACCTCAAATGTCTGCCGTGGAGGGTGTCACTGTGACACTCTCCTCCAACTGGACTGAGCAGAGTGATGGTAGTTTCGCAAACTCCGTTACCGTTGTTGGTGTTACAAACGACTCCGAGGTTGTGGTTGACTGTAATCTGACTGGTACAGACATTGATGCGGATATTGAAGTTATGACCGCTTGGGCTTGTGTCAATCGTGCTACCCAAAGCGCAAACACTCTGACATTCTACTGTTATGGTGATACACCAACTATCTCTTTCCCAATAAATGTGGTGGTGATGGGATGAGTGTCTTAATTAGTAAGCAGATGGTTGTTCCGTCTATGGACAAACTTTTGTCAGACTATGCTGTTGGCGAATCTGTTTTTCTCAATGTAAACGGCACAAAGACGGAGTTCTTGGTGGTCAATCAAGGTATTCCATCCAATAGCAACTTATACGATGCAAGTTGTAATGGCACTTGGTTGTTGATGAAAGATATCTATACGAACCGAGCGTGGGATGGCGATGACAATGACTATGAAAATTCCAGCATTCGCACTTATTTAAACGGAACATTTTTCGGTTTGTTTGATAGTGCAACACAGTCTGTGATTAAGCAAGTTAAGATTCCTTATCATAAGGGTTTGGGCAACAACGGCTCTGTTTATTCTAAATCCAGCGGTCTTTCCACTAAAATCTTTTTGTTGTCTGGTTACGAAGTTGGTTGGATTAACGAAAAATCAGAACATCGAAATTATCTGCCCATTGATGGTGCAAGTGTAGATTATTTCAAAGGTTGTGCCGCTACCGACAGCAAGCGTATCGCCTACTATAATGGAACAGCAACAACTTGGTGGTTGCGTTCCCCGCATTTAGACGATTACGGCTGGGTTTGGGATGTTCTGTCAAGCACTGGCGGTAGCAACTATAACTATTCCAACCAGTCGATTGGTGTCCGTCCTGCGTTGGTAATGCCCTTTGAAACCTTATTTGATGGAAAAACCAACGAATTTATTGGGGAGGTGGCATAATGTCTGTTTTATTAACTGGCGGTGGTTTTGTACACAACACAATAAAGCCAATCATACTAACATTACAGAGCCTTGATAGTTTTGCTTATGTCAAAATCGGTGGTGTTAAGTATTCTGCTGGTACATACGAACTTGAACCTGGGACGAAGATAGAGATTTATGCAACTGGGTCTTACGATGATTATACCTATGTTGCGATACGAGTGTTTGATAAATTGGTTGTAGACGCTGTGGAAGCCGTGTACACATACGATACAGCACTGTATCCGAATACGAATATTACCATTAGTTCTGCGTTCGATTCAAGCGAATGGCAAGACTGTGTGTACATCACGGAAACGGTATGAGGGGGTGGTATAATGAGTGTATTATTTACAAGACGAGGTGAAGCAACCCTCCCTTGGAAGCGTTTGAGTGATTATGTTGAAGGTGACATTGTTCTAATTCACGAAAGTGGAACGCCTGTGGAATTTTATGTTGCCAAGCACGATTATGAATCTGCACTGAATGGTTCTGGAAGAACACTTCTGGTAAGAAAAGATTGTTCTGTTAACCGTGCTTGGAATAGTTCCAGTAAAAACACATATGCCGACAGTACAGTAAACACTTGGCTTAACAATGATTATAAAGCATTGTTAAGTGATGAAGTTCAAACAGCAATTGGTGAAACTACTTTTTATTACACTGTCGGTAGCGGTAATGCTAATATAGCACAACTGTCTGAACCAATTTTCTTATTGTCCGCAAATGAACTTGGTATGTCGGTAGCTGGTTCAAACGCAGAAGGTTCTACTTTAGCTATTGCAAGCACACTATTGATTGCTAAAATGAATGGTTCTGCTGTGGCACAGTGGACAAGAACCGCAATGACCAATTCAAGTACGGCGGCAGTTATAATTAATAAAACGGGTGTTGCAGCATCTTCCAGAATCACAGGCGTATCTTCCAGTGGTGGGTCGCTGTGTTACCGTCCTTGTTTCACACTTCCCGCTGAAACAAAATTTTATACTGAAACCAATGTTATTAAATAATGGGGTGAAAGAATGTATTTAATTATAAATGGTAACAAGCACACCGTTTCTAAAAGAATCTATGAAACGGACACAATTAAATATTTAACAGTTGAGCCAAAGGTGGAAAATGTGTCTGGCGTTATCCAGATGTATCGTGACGATGGCTTTTTAATGTGCGAAGATAACGCCGATGGTTACGAGCGCAAGACTCATATTGGTACACTGTTGACAATGACCAATAAACCAGTTCCCGTACCAGTTGAGCCAAACTTTGAACCAACTGCCGAAGAACTGATTAACATTCTCGTGGGGGTGGAGTAAATGGATAAAAGACAATCTATGGAACAGATTAGACGAGCATTACAGATGTTCGTTGCCAACCTTACAGATGAACAAGCTCTGGAAGTTGCTACTGTGTACCCAGCGTATGTGATTGGTAAGGCGTATGTCACTGGTGAGTTTTTCACCTACGGTGAGAACGCTACTGGTGACCCACAACTGTATAAGGTTGTTCAGAACCATACTTCCGCAGCTGAGTGGAAGCCAGATGCTACACCAAGCCTGTATACCCCAATCGGTCTTACCGAGGAAGGTTACCCAGTTTGGAGTAGACCAACTGGCGCACACGATGCTTATAACACGGGTGACATTGTAGACTACAACGGTACACTCTATAAGTCCTTAATTGACGGGAATGTATACTCCCCAGAGGAATATCCCGCTGGTTGGACTGCATACGAGGTGACTGAGTGATGAACGAGGAAATTGTAGTAGCGTTACTCGGTGCGCTTGGTTCTGGTGCTGGTGCTTTAGTTGGTGTACTCGCAAGCTCTAAGCTCACCCAATATAGAATCGAGCAGCTTGAGAAAAAGGTTGAAACCCACAATAATCTCATTGACCGTATGTACAAAGTTGAGCAGCACGAAGCTGTTATTGAAGAAGAAATTGAACAATTAAAGGCGTACCACCGATGAGTAAGTTCAGACTTACAAACAAAAAAATAACCGAGTTCAGCAAGAGGGTCATAGTTTCTATGACCCTCTTGTGGTTCATCGGGGCAGTGTTTGGTGCAGTATGCGTTTGGAGAACACAATCTGATTTATCCAGTCTATTAGATTATATCGGTAATCCAATGTCTGTTGGGGTACTCGGTTATCTATTAAAATCTGGTTTTGAAAATAAAACGAAAATAGAAAAGGGGACAATGTATGATGAGTGAGGTAATTCGTAAGTTAAGTTCTCGTAAGCTGTGGGTGGCTATTGCTGGTATCGCAACTGGTATCGCAATGGTTCTCGGTGTTGATGGTGGCGATATCACCAATATTGCTGGTGCTATTACCGCTTTGGCAAGTGCAATCACTTACATTGTGGTGGAAGGTAAGATTGATGCTGAGAGTGTAAAGACCGCAGTAATCGAAGTTGAAGAAGCGGTTGACACATTCAATAAGGTGGGATTCTAAATGAACATCAAGACTAATTTGGCGAACAAAGGTAACTACGGTTCGTCCAGATTAACCTCTAACATAAAGTATCTCGTTATCCACTATACCGCCAATGACGGCGATACAGACGAGCGGAATGGTGTCTATTTCCACGATAGAGTGGTACAAGCGTCCGCTCACTACTTCGTGGACGATGATTCTATAACACAAAGTGTCCCAGATAACTACATTGCTTGGCACTGCGGCGGTGGCTCTCAAGGTAACGGTGGTAAGACACACCTTGGTAAGTGTTTTAACAGTAACTCCATCGGCATTGAAATCTGTGACGATGTGAAGAACGGAGTAATCTACCCAAGTGCTAAGACCATCCAAAATGTTTTGGAATTGACCCGACACTTAATGGATAAGTACAACATCCCAAAAGAGAATGTAATTCGACATTACGATGTTACTGGTAAGCTTTGTCCAGCGTATTGGGTGGATAACGCAAAGTGGAAAAAAGAGTTCTGGAACAGATTGGAGGAAGATGATATGACTAAGGAAGATGTCATCAAGATTATTCAAGAATATGAAGCCGAGAAAGCAAAGAAGTCTGTTGATAGTTGGGCAAAACCTTCTTGGGACAAAGCAAAGAAGAAGGGTATTATGGATGGCACAATGCCAAAATCTGCTCCTACACGGGAACAGATTGCCGCTATTCTTGACCGTCTTGGTTTACTGTAAAAGGTTTCACACAGCCTACAAATGGCTTTAAAGCACTATGTATTAAGACTTCGTAATTTTCAATAAATGAAACTTTAAGCATAATATAAACCCCGTCAACTCAGTGTTGGCGGGGTCTTTTTTTGTTTCTATTCGGCTAAATTTATCTACATAGCCTACATACAGACTACATTATTTTTCAACTTTTACTCGGTTAATTGTGTCCACGAGTTCGTTAATATTTTTATACAGATATACTTTTTCGGTAACATCATAACCAGTATGACCAACGATGATTTTGATAGTTTCCAGTGGAATATCAGCTGAGTGCATTAAACTTACTGCTGTTTTTCGTGCATCGTGGAATTTGTGATTCATTCCAAGTTTCTCCATATAATCATTAGCTTGCGGTGAAAGATGGGCGTAATTTTGAACAGTACCACGGGAGTTTTGGACGAACCATTTACTATCCCCAAGTTGAGCTTTTACCAGTGGTAAGATATCTTTGTGTATTGGGATAATTCGGTCTTTACCAGCGTCAGTTTTAGAACCACCAACCATATAACACTCGTCAAGGTGAATGTCATCTTTAGTCATTTGTAACATTTCACCAATTCGCATACCCGTGTAAATTAGAATTAGGAAAATACGAGCAATTCGTTCGTCTGAATGTTTCCAGAGCGTTTTGATTTCATCGGAAGTGAACACCGCCCCAGTTTTCTCAACCTTTTCTTCAATCTTAATGAACTTAGCATAGTTCTTAGTCACAATATCGTTTTGTACAGCATAATCATACACTTGACTCATTGTACTCTTTACTTTAATTTTAGTGCCAGGTTTTAAGTTTATTCCATCCATCCACTGCTGGAGTTGGATTGCTTTAATTTTATTTATAGGCATATTTGCAAGTTTGTCTAAGCGATTATATACCATATGGTGACCTCGTTTAGCAGAGTATGTGATGTTTCGTTTCTCTTGCTCTTCCAACCATCGCTCAAACAGTTCTTTTAATGTTACATTGGTTAAGTCAACATCCACTCCTGTTTTGTGATACTCGGCTAATGCCACCAAAGCTTCTTTTTGGGTCTTGTAATAACCAAGATATTTGCGCTGTTGTTTGCCGTTTTTCCACCCCGTTGTGATGCGTACTGCCCACGGTTTGCGGCGTTTTTTGCCAGTTTTGTCAAGACAAACAATGCTGCCGAAGCCGTTTTCGTTTCTCATTTAGATTTCCCCCGTTACGATATTCTGATATTTTACTTAACACTTTTGTAACACATTCGTTATTTTGCACAAAACAGACAGCGTTTATCATACTTCTATTGTGCAATTTACACAGCAACCACTGGTTGACAAGGTGAGTTAGCATAAACTAACTGCTTAGTTACCCATTGCTAACTCACCTAAAAAGTTACTAAAATTGACAATATTCTTGATTTTCGATATAGTTTTACACCTTTTTGTACAAGGTGGTAAGTTTTGTGCCTATTTTATTTATTATTATAGGTCTACTACATTCTGACAGTATCAGAATGTCGTTGATATATAGAAAAGATATATTTAAACATAAAACATTACTTATTATGAATTCTCAGCATATCCTCGACATACAGCTGGACTCGCTTCTTACCAGTTTGGTCAAGCTGCACAAACCCTTCCAGTAGGTCAACAGATTCTCCTCCGTAGAAGTTCTTAACGCCACGGAGAATCTTTACCTCTGCCGACAATGGGTTGGATTCGGCATCACACCATCCAACAATATATGTTGGAGATACATCAAACACTCGTGCAATTTGCTCGATGCTTTTGATTGGAATATTCTCCACCGTTCCTTTTTCGTACTTATTGATAGCCGCTCTCTGAACACCTATTCTTTTACCTAACTCTTCTTGCGACATACCCGATAGCTTACGCAGATAATGTATTTTTTCACCAATGGTAGTCATTAAAATAACTCCTTTCTTATTTATGACCTAATTGTATCACCGTGAGATACATATATCAAACAATTTGCACAAAAAGGAGTTATTTGAATTGCTTGTTATTTGTATATTTTACCTATTGCCAGAAAACTATTATTTTGATATAGTATCTTCGTAAGGACAACAAGAACTGATGTTCGTAATTTGTCTGTGTTCTTGTGGGGTGTTGTGCAGTATACACAAAATAGACACATAAACTTTTAATTTTTTGTTTATTTTGCCTATTGCCAAGATACATTATTGTGATATAATTTAATTATGTTCCTCGCAAGATACAAACGCTACTGTGGTGGAATGGAGTGATGCTTACGGGTGTTAAATATATGCCTTACGAGCAATACATACGAGAAGGTAGGGTTCAAAGTAACAAGTTAAGAATTAAGTTGTTACGAGAGGGTTTAAAAGAAGCTAAGTGTGAACGCTGTGGAAATGTTGAGTGGTTGGGACTTCCAATTCCATTAGAGGTTCATCATATCAACGGTGATAAGAGTAAGAATGAACTTAGTAATTTGCAACTCTTATGTCCGAACTGTCACGCTTTAACACCTACATACAGAGGAAAAAACATCAAAAAATAATATGCTACTGTGTTGGAATTGGAATACAAGACTGACTTAAAATCAGTTGGGAGAAATCCTTGCGGGTTCGAGTCCCGCCAGTAGCACCATCACCTTATGGTGTGTGTCTCTGACAAATCGGAAAGACGGTTGGCGGTTCGGACAGACGAACAATACAGCGGATTTGTGTAACGGTAGCACAACAGACTTTGACTCTGTTGGAAGTGGTTCGACCCCACTATCCGCTGCCAATTCTCCGTGGACACCGCAAGTGGATAGCGTTTAGCGGAATAGTCGGATGGGTTGTAGGAAGTCCCAAAACGAAGCCCCTCAAGCCAATATGTTGTAATTGCGGACGAATAACATCATCGCCCAAAAGTTTGGCACTTAATGATGTTCGTGGGAGCTACGATAGTGCCAACATACTCCGTTAGCTCAATGGTTAGAGCCGAGAACTTATAATTCTCAGACGGTGGTTCAACTCCACCACGGAGTACCAACGCTGGTGTAGCTCAATTGGTAGAGCGACTGACTTGTAATCAGTAGGTTTGGGGTTCAAGTCCCCACATCAGCTCCATATAGAGGATGTAGTGTAACGGTAACACACCAGTTTTGGGAACTGGAATAGGGGTTCGACTCCCACATCTTCTACCAATTAAATAGAGAGTAGGTGATTCTGGTGTTGGTGGAACTGTGGAAACCAGTTGTTGGTTATGAGGGTTACTATGAGATTAGTAACCTTGGTAATGTGAAAAGTCTTAGGTTCGGTAAGATTTTGAAGCCGTCTAATAGCGGCGGGTATGCCCACATTGCGTTGGTGTCGGACGGCACACCAAGATATTTTTTGGTGCATAGATTGGTTGCAACTTCGTTCATTCCAAACCCGCATAATAAATTGGAAGTTAACCATATTGACGGTGATAAGAAAAACAACTGTGTCGATAATTTAGAGTGGGTCAACCGTTCTGAAAACCAAAGTCACGCCGTTCATTCTGGATTACAGGCACACGGCGAAGGGTCTGTCAATCATAAGTTGACCAAAGATATGGTTGAAGAAATCCGTAGTTTATATGTCCCGAATAAGCGGGGCTGTGGTTGTAAAAGTTTAGCGAAGCGGTATGGTGTGAACGCTGGTACAATTTATAACATTGTAACAAATAAATATTGGCGGTGGATTTAATGTTGGTTAGCGAAGCGGCTAAGTTGCTAAATATGTCTACTCAAACTTTACGGTTGGCATTACAACAGAACAAATTCAGTTTTGGGGTAGCCGTGAAGACTTCAGAAAAGCGTTGGACTTACTACATTAACCCAACAAGACTAACGATGTACTTAGAAGGGAGCGATTATGAAAAGGAACTTGCTTATCGTTCTGATGCTCATTCTGTTACTGAGTGGGTGCAGTGATGTTGACGAGGAAGTAATTGTGGAGAACGAACAGCAAAGTGCTGTAATCGTAATCCCAGAAGATGTGGACTTCGTTGATGCTGAAAAGGAATATGTCGAAGACGAATATGTAGAAGTTGAAACGAGAACTTTTCGTGTAACCGCTTACTGTTCTTGTGAGAAGTGCTGTGGTAAGTGGGCGTTGAATCGTCCGCTTGATGAATACGGCAATCCTATTGTTCGCGGAGCATCTGGTGAGGTGCTGATACCACTGGTTAGCTGCGCCAGCCCAATGGCATTTGGAACACAAGTTGACTTGGGTGAGTATGGTGTGGTTCGTGTGGTAGACAGAACTGCACAGTGGATTGTTGACAAGTACGGTGAAGACATTATCGACATTTACTTTGACAATCACGAAGAAGCACTTGTATTTGGTGTTAAATACTTAGAGGGAGTGATTTTAAGTGAATATGTTAAGTGACCACCCAGATATTGTGTGGGCAGAGAGAACTGGTTATCCAAAGTGGGGTCAACCAGAAGTATTTGAATGTGACCGATGTGGCGATGAACTGGATAGTTGGGAAGATGTTTATTCTAACTCCGAACACGAGTGTCTGTGTGAACATTGCTTGTTGGTGCTACATAGAAAATGGTGGTGAATAGGTGGTAATTCAAGTTGATACTCGTGAGCAGAAGTATGACCACATTATAAATTACTTCAATGCACACGGAATTAAACACATTCGTAGCAAATGTGTGGTCGGGGACTATGTAAACTTGGAAAACCCAATGGTTGTCATTGACCGCAAAAAAGACTTGCAAGAGGTCGCTGGCAATGTGTGTCAGCAACACGATAGATTCGTGCGAGAATTAGAGTTAGCCAAAGAACTTGGTTATAAGATGATTGTTCTGATTGAAGAACCAAACATCAAGTCGCTTGGTGAAGTACCAGGTTGGTACAACTGGCGAAGAAAGAAGAACCCCAAGGCAATCAACGGCAAGACTCTTTACAAGATTATGACCACGATGCAAGAGAAGTACGATGTAAATTGGTTGTTTACCACCAAAGCAAAATGTGGTGAACGAATATTGGAGTTGCTGAAATGAGATTTAGTTATAGTAACATTTCAACCTATGGTCAGTGTCCGTTTCGTTGGTATCTTCAGTATAAAGAACGATTAAAGACGATACCAGAAACTAACGCAGACAACGCACTTTGGCTCGGTCTTGGACTTCACAAAGGTATTGAGTGCGGTGTTGAAGCTGGGATTGCTGAGTACAAGTCGCATTTTAACATCATCACCGATGACCACATCAACTACATAATGCAGTTGGAATATCAAATCCCACGGGTAATAGAACTCCTACCAGAAGGTGGAGAACACGAGTTGGAAATCAAAACCGATGAGTTTGTGGGCTACATCGACTATGTTCACGGTGATACACTGTATGACTTCAAGTTTTCCAATAATGTGGACAACTACTTAAATAGTCCTCAGCTGTCAATCTACAAGCACTTTTTGGAACTCGTTCGACCAGACATCAAAATCAATCATCTTAAATACATATTTGTACCGAAAGTACAAATTCGCCAGAAGCTAAAGGCAAACCCACCCGAAACATTATGGGAGTTTAGGGAGAGGTTACAAGAACACCTTGACGCATCTGAAATTAAGGTGGTTGAAGTTGAGTATGACAGCGCAAGCATAACACAGTTTTTGGCTTGCTGTCAACACTTAAAAACTGTCAATGAGTTCCCCAAGAATCCAACACGCCTGTGTAATTGGTGTGCGTATAAGGAATATTGTGAATCCGATGGTCAAGTAGACTGGATGATTATAAATGATTAAAGGGGAGGATTTGTATGTTTAAGAAAGTATGGGTTTACGGTGCGCCGTTCTCTGGTAAAACCACTTTCGCCACTGGTGCAGCTGACCATTATGTTCTGTCTACGGACGGTAATGCTCAGTATGTAACAGACAACTACAAGCTGATTACGGACGAGGTGACTGTTAATGGTCGCATCACCACTCGTAAGTTAGCTTGGGAAGTGCTGAAGGAAGAACTGGATAAGCTGGAAGCGGGTACTAAGTACAAGACGATTATCATTGACCTGGTAGAAGATACCTATGAGATGGCTCGACTGTATATGTACAAGAAGCTGGGTATCACGCACGAAAGCGATGACTCTTTCCGCGCCTGGGACAAAACCAGAGTGGAATATCTCTCTACGATTCGCCGTTTGATGAATCTGCCTTATGATATCATTCTGCTGTCCCACGAGGATACAAGCAAGGATATCACTAAGAAGAGTGGTGAGAACATCACTGCAATCAAGCCGAACATTACCGACAAGGTCGCTAACAAGATTGCTGGTATGGTGGCACTGGTTGGTAGAGCAGTGTGTGATAACGGACAGTATACCTTACAAGTAAAGACTGACGAGGTTACATTCGGCGGTGGTCGCTTAGGTATCAACAATGTAGTTGTTCCTCTCGCTTGGGGCGAGGTTGTTAATTTATTTGAAAAGAAAGACGGAGGTAAAAAGTAATGGGTGAAAATATGTTTGCACGATTCCAAGAGATGTTCGGTGATGTTGCAAAGGATGTTGCCGAAGCCGCGTCCAGCAATGTGGAGCGCAAGGAAGTTCCTTTTGGTGACTACGAGGTAAAGATTACCAAGCTGGAACTGGGTGAGTGTACTTTTGATGGTGACTATAAGGGTATGCCAGAAGCCCACATCTGGTTCAGAATCATCGGCACTGGTGAGTATGCGGGTCAGATGCTGTTTATGAACAAGCGTCTGATTTCCTTAAAGAACCCCAGTGCGAACGGTTTCATTATCCACCGCTTTAACGAGTTCCTTGAATCTCTGGAAAGTGGTATCCCTGTGGTAATGGAGAACTGGGAGCAGTATGCAGAGTTAATCAAGTCCATCTTTAATGAGATTGATGGTCGCGGTGAGTACCAGTTATCTTACTTCGATAACAAGGGCTTCAAGGATTATCAGATTGTAAAGCGTTTCCAGTAAGAGATTGAGGGAGGGGTGTTAATCACCTCTCCCAACAATAAAAGGAGGGTTGATTGTGTTATTTTTCGACTTTGAAACATTTAAGTACGATTGGTTGGTTGTGGCAATCGACCCTATTGAGAAGAAAGAGTTTGTTATCGTCAATGACAGGGCGAAGCTGGAACAGCTCTATAAGCAGTATAAACACGATATTTGGGTTGGTTACAACTGCCGTAACTATGACCAGTATATATTGAAGGGAATTATCCTTGGGTTTGACCCAAAAAGAATTAACGATTGGATTATTGTGAAAGGTCGTAAGGGCTGGGAATTTTCCAGTATGTTCAACAAGATTAACATTAACCTTTACGATGTAATGCCAGCAATTCCCGTTAGTCTGAAGGTTTTGGAGGGCTTCCAAGGATATTCCATCCACGAAAGTTCAGTCCCGTTCGATATCGAAAGACGCTTGACCGAACAAGAGTTGCAAGAAACTATTGAATACTGTCGATTCGATGTACTGAATACCATTGAGGTGTTCTTGAAGCGGAAGAACGAGTTCGATAGTCAAATGCAGTTGGTGAAGACCTTCAATATGCCGCTGTCCTACCTCGGTAAGACACAGGCACAGCTTGCGGCAATCATCCTTGGTGCTAAGAAAAAGACCTTGAAAGACGAGTGGAACATTAGACTTCCCCACACGGCTCAACTTGGTCGATACAAAGCGGTTGGTGAATGGTTCTTGGATAAGTCCAACCACTGCTATGATTGTAAGCTTGACACCGAGATTTGCGGTCTAACCCACACGATTGCTTGGGGTGGTATTCACGCTGGTAAGAAGAAATACAATTACAAGTGTAAGCCACACGAAGTAATTTTGGATATTGATGTTGACCAGCTTTACCCCACATTGATGATTGTATATGGTTTGTTGTCCAGAGCAGTGGAAGAGCCAGAGCGATTCAAGAATGTGTTGGAAACCAGCTTGCGGTTGAAAAAGGAAGGTAAGAAGAAAGAGCGTGAGCCTTACAAGCGCATCTGTAACATTACTTACGGAGCAGAGGGCGATATGTTCAATCCTATGTATGACCCGCTCCATCGTAACTTGGTGTGTGTTTTCGGGCAAATTCTTATCATCGACTTGTTGGAAAAGATTGAGGACTTAATCGAGCTGCTTCAATCCAATACGGATGGTATCTTCATTAAGTTAAACCGCTCTGATGTTCCAGAGTTGAAGCGCAGAGTTGAAGAATGGGAGAAGCGCACTGGTCTTAAGATGAGCTATGACGAGTTCAATGCTATGTACGCCAAGGATGTGAACAACTACATTGCTGTTCGACCAGATGGCAGTTATCACTCCAAGGGTGCTTATGTTAAAGAACTCAGCGACTTGGATTATGACCTTCCTATTGTGAACGAAGCGGTTAAGAACTACATAGTTTACGGTTACCGAGTAGAGGACACTATCTTTGCGTGTCGAGAACTCAGAAAATTCCAAAAAATCGTAAAGCTATCGAATAAATACAAGTGGGTGGAACACGAAAATGGACAAGGAACTGTTAAATACGATAATAAGGCTTATCGGGTGTTTGCTTCTTTGGATGATTCTGATGGGCGGTTATTAAAGTGCGATGGTGTTCGTAACCCAGCAAAGTTTGGTAACACACCAGATAAATGTTTTATATACAATGATGATTTGAATGGAGTACCTATTCCAAAGAAGTTGGATTATAGTTGGTACATTTCGTTAGCCAGAAAAAGGCTGGAGGATTTTGGTATATGTTAAAGGTTGAATTGGTTAAATATCCTGGTGAAGAAGACTGGATGTTTGCTAAAGAGTGTACTTTAGAGACAGTTGGTAAAACTGCGATTACCCCACCAGATATTGCGTGGAAGAAGCGCATCTTAGAAGCAAGACATTCTCCTATTAGAGAACTTCGGTTTGCTTTCCGACTGGTCGATGTTCCTTACTGGGTTAGTACCCATTTGGTGCGACACATTCACGCCCAACCTTATGTGAGAACTCAGCGGAATGACCGTCAAAGCAATTATGACCGCAACAAAGCTCCACAGGATGCTCCTGTCAATATGATGTGGACGATGGGTGCAGAAGAGTTGATGATTATTGCCAACAAGCGGTTATGCAAGACTGCTGCCGAGGAAACGAGAGCTGTGGTCAAAGAAATGTGTCGCTTGGTGGAAGAAAAGTGTCCAGAATTTGTCGGATTACTCGTTCCAATGTGCGCTTGGCAAGGTGGCGTGTGTCACGAAATGTTTCCGTGTAACAAAGAATAACCGAAAGGATTGAATGGCATTGAGTTTATATAAAGGGTATGTTCCTACGAGTGGCAAGAAGTCTACAATGCCATTTAAGGATAAAACGAGTGACGAGTTGCTGACTCTGGAAGAAGCACAGAAGTTCAGCGAGTATGCTGGCATCTTGGCAGATAATACGGTATTGGTAGACATTGATGATGGTGAACAGGCTAACATCCTGTTAAACATCGTCAAGTCCAAGGGGTTGAAGTGTAAGGTGCTTGCCACATCTCGTGGCGCACACTTCCTCTTCAAGACCTCTCGCCCTATGCAAAACCGCACCCACTGCAAGTTGGCAATTGGTTTGATTGCAGACATTAAAGGCGGTGGTAGAGCGTCCTATGAGGTCATTAAGTATTGTGGTAAGGAGCGTGAAGTTCTCTATGATAGTGTGGAGTACGAAACACTTCCCAAGTATCTGCATCCTGTCAAGACAAATGTGAATGTACTTGACCTTGCTGAAGGGGATGGGCGCAACAATGCGCTTTTCTCCTACATTCTTCCGCTCCAGCAGAACGAGTTTAATATGGAAGAGTGCCGCGAGTGTATTCGTGTCATTAACGAGTTCGTACTCGCAGAACCTCTTTCTGAAGAGGAACTTGGTAGTGTACTTCGTGAAGGTGCTTTCAGCAAGCCCACATTCTTCACCAGTAAGGGTACTTTCCTCTTTGACAAGTTCGCAAAGTATCTGAAACAGGCAGAGAACATCATTAAGATTAACGGCAAGCTGTATATCTATCGTAACGGCATTTATGAGTCTGGTGACGAGCAGATTGAAGCTGCGATGATTGAGCATATCCCAAATCTTAGCCGCAGTAAGCGTCAAGAGGTACTGTCCTATTTGGGCTTACTTGTAACCAAGGAAAGTGGTATTGCAGATGCTAATTTGATTGCTTTCAAGAATGGTATCTACAACATTGCAGACGATTCGTTTAGCGACTTTTCTCCAGAGTACATCATTACAAATAAAATTCCCCATAACTACAACCCAGATGCTAAGAGCGACTTACTGGATGGTGTTATGCGAAAGTTGGCGTGTAATGATGAAACGGTGTTGACCCTACTGTACCAGTCTGTGGGGTACTGTTTCTATCGCCGTAACGAGTTGCGAAAAAGTTTCTGGCTACTCGGTGAGAAGCGAAATGGTAAAAGTACATTCCTACATATGGTCGAGAACTTGTTTGGTGATGAGAATGTTTCTAACCTCGACCTATCCGAAATCGGTCACGAGTTTAAAACTGCCGAATTGACAGACCGACTCGTGAATGTGGGCGATGACATTTCGGACGAGTGGCTTTCCAATACTGCAATTTTTAAGAAAGTGGTAAGTGGCTCTACGGTTACTGTGGCTAAGAAGGGTAAAGACCCTTACAAGCTCAGCAGCGTGTGCAAGTTCTACTTTAGTGCGAACGCACTCCCTCGCTTGGGTCGAGGTAAGGATAGCTCCGCTGTTCTTGACAGATTGGTAATCATTCCGTTTGACGCTATGTTCTCCAAGAATGACCCCGACTATGACCCGTTCATCAAGTATAAGCTGCGGGATGAAGCTGTTATGGAAGCACTGATTGCCAATTCCATTCCAGCACTTAGAGATGTACTGGCAAACCAAGAGTTCGCACATTGCGACAAGGTTGATGCTAACCTGGCTGAGTTCGAGAAGTCTAACAATCCTGTGTTGGAGTTCTTCGATGAACTGGATGAGTCTGAGTATCTGAACGAGCCAGTTAAGGTGGTGTATCAGCGATACAATGTGTTCTGTGCGTCCAATAACCTCCAAGCTATGTCTGCAATTGAGTTCCAGCGGCAGATGAAGAAGCAGTTCAATGTTTCTGTGAAGGTGGTTCAGCAAAGCGGTAAGAAAGTGAGGGTATATATGGCAGATGAATAATCACTTAGTTGAAGATAATATGAAACTGGTTTATTACATCGTGTCCAGAGAGTACCCCACTTACATTGGAGATGAGGACATTGTCCAATGCGGTATGGTTGGTTTATGTAAAGCCGCGAACACTTGGGACGAGTCGAAGAGTGAGTTTTCCACTTATGCTTGCAAGTGCATCATCAATGAGATACGAAAAGAGTTCAGTAATCGTAAGAAGCATAGCGGTGTACTGTCTTTGGACTACCCAAGTAAGAACGATGAATGTGAAAACACCACATTCGGTGACTACATAATGGGTGACGAAGATGTTCCGTTCGCGGATTTAGACAGCTTTTACGCAACGCTAACCAAAGACGAAAGAGAGATTTTAGCAATCGACTCGATGGGGTATTCGCCAGATGAAATAGCCGAGCGTTGCGGTTGTAATCTCCAAAAGGTTTGGAAAACATTAAGGATTATAGATAATAAACGGAGGAACTTCTATGGAAATTAAGGTGCGGTATCACGCCGACATTGACCCACTGGAAATCACCGAAAAGGGTGACTGGGTTGATTTGCGTGTGGCAGAAGATGTTGAAATGAAAGCTGGGGAGTTCAAGATTATCTCCCTTGGCGTATCTATGAAATTACCAGATGGGTACGAAGCTGTGGTGATTCCTCGCAGCTCCACCTTTAAGCATTGGGGTATCCTCCAAACAAACCACTTCGGTTTAATCGACAACAGCTATTGCGGTGATAATGACATTTGGAAGTTCCCCGCGCTGGCAACCCGCGATGTTCTGATTGAAAAGAACAGTCGCATCTGCCAGTTCCGTATTCAAAAGAAGATGGAAAATGTGGTGTTTACCACCGTTGACAAGCTGGAAGATGTGAGCAGAGGTGGCTTCGGTTCTTCTGGGAAGGTGTAAGTATGGTTGAATTATACACTTCGGATTTCGAAGAAACTGTATTAGAACAGGAATTACAGAGAGCGGATATCGAATACCAACTGTGCCTTGACCTCGGACACTATGGTTTTAGACCACCATACTTGGTGGTAGACGGCGTTCCGCTTGATACAAAAAGAGCAATTATTTGGGCAAAGGAGCAAATCGACAATGGATGAGAGAACTTTTTTGAGCATTGTAAACGGAACTAACCGAGAAGTTCTGACGGAAAACGCCAATATGAATAGCGACACCCCGTCTGGAATGATGTATAAGTTAGCTTCTGAAACATCTAAGGAATTTACTAAGAAGTGTCTGCTGAGTGATGAAGCACGAGAAGCCGTGTGTGGTAACTACATTCACATTCACGATATGGATTATTATCCAACCAAGTCGCTGACTTGTTTACAACATCCATTGGATAAGATTTTAGAAAATGGCTTTAGAGCTGGTCACGGTTCTTCTCGTCCCGCAAAGCGAATTGAAACCGCAACGATGCTGGCTTGCATTTCTATGGAAACCATTCAGAACGAGATGCACGGTGGTCAAGCGTTCCCCGCTTTTGACTTCTATCTTGCACCTTATGTGAGAGCAACCTTCATTGAAGAACTGGATAAAATCACTGAGGTAACTGGTCGAGATTACTCCGACTGGTATAACGCACAGTTCGATGACTATATTGTAAACGAGAATACCACAAACCCTGTACAGAAAGCAATGAATAACACTGTTAATCGTGTTCACCAAGCTATGGAGTCTTTTATCCACAATGCGAATACTATTCACAGTAGAGGTGGTAACCAAGTTGTGTTCAGCTCCATCAACTATGGCACTGACACTTCTCCCGAAGGTAGATGTATCATTCGTGAGCTGCTGAACAGCACCTATCGCGGCGTTGGTAATGGTGAAACTCCCATCTTCCCCATTCAGATTTGGAAGCTGAAGAAGGGTGTGAGTGCTGAACCTGGTGACCCAAACTATGACTTACTGCAACTGGCATATGAAGTAACGGCAAAGCGTTTCTTCCCCAACTTTATCAATCTGGACGCTCCGTTCAACCACCACGAGAAGTGGGATATCAATGACCCCAAGCGGTATATGTACGAGTGTGCAACGATGGGTTGCCGCACCAGAGTGTTTGAAAACCGCTGTGGTGAAAAGACTTCTGTTGGTAGAGGTAATCTGTCCTTCACAACTGTGAACTTGGTAAAGCTGGCGTTACAGAGCGAGGGTAACGAAGCGAAGTTCTTCCAACTGCTGGAGCAGTATGTTGACATTGCAGTTCGTCAGCTTGTGGATAGATACAACTATCAGCGCACCGCATATAAGAAGCAGTTCCCCTTACTGATGTCTGGTATGTGGGAAGGTTCTGACAAGCTCGGTGCAGATGAAGTTGTCGGTGATGCTTTGAAGCAAGGTACTCTGTCTGTTGGCTTCCTTGGTCTGGCTGAGTGCTTAATCGCACTGACTGGTCACCACCACGGTGAAGATGAGAACTCTCAGAAGCTTGGTTTAGCCATTGTGGAAGCAATGAGTAAGCGTTGTAAGCACTGGGCAGACAAGTACGATGTCAATATCAGCGTTATCGCAACTCCAGCAGAGGGTCTGTCTGGTAAGTTCGTCAAGGAAGATAGAAAGGACTTTGGTGTTATTCCCAATGTAACCGACAAGGACTACTACACCAACTCCAACCACATTCCTGTTTGGTACAAGTGTACTATGGAACACAAGATGCGAGTTGAAGCACCTTACCACGCTCTGACTCCCGCTGGTCACATTGCTTATTTGGAAGTTGACGGTGACCCAGAGAAGAATATTGCGGCAGTGGAACAGATGGTCAACCTTATGCGTAAGTACAATGTAGGCTACGGTAGTATTAACCACGCACGAGCAAGATGCTTGGATTGTGGTCACGAGAGTGGTTCTGACTTGTTCGACACTTGCCCTAAGTGTGGCTCTACCAATGTTGATATGCTGGAGCGCATCACTGGCTATCTGGTTGGTGGTACTGGTAAGTGGAACTCTGGTAAGAAAGCCGAGTTAAATGACCGTGTTTCCCACATTAGCGGTGAGAAGATGGTTAAGGATAGACAAATCTAACAAATAAACTCTACGATTTTCGTATATTTTGCATATTGCCATAATACCCCTGTGGGTATATAATCTAATCACAAAATAACCGAAAGGGGTTACAAAAATGAGAATTGCTGGAATTGTACGAGATAGCGTAGTAGATGGAACTGGTATTCGAGATGTGATTTTTGTACAGGGATGCACTCATCACTGTAAAGGTTGTCATAACCCGCAGACTTGGGATACCGATGGTGGTGAACAAAGATTCATTGGTGATATTGTTGAGGAACTGTCTGACAGCAGTAACGATATTACCATCAGTGGTGGTGAACCTCTAAATCAGTTAGCTTCTCTGCTTAGATTGGTTAAGATGATTAGAAAAACCAGTAATAAGCGAATTTGGATGTACACTGGGTATACTATGAGAGAGCCTATTCCAAGATTCTGGCGGCAGTTAGCCAGATATGTGGATGTGGTAATCGATGGTAAGTTCGTTGAAGAAGCAAAGAACACTGACCTTGCATTTAGAGGTTCTACCAACCAGAGAATTATTGATTTACCAAAGTCCATCGAGGAAAACAAAGTTGTGCTTTGGAGGGGTTAAATGAGAAAGATTTGGAACGAGTTAATTAATGAAGCCGCACCAACCTTAATTGGGCTGTTTACAATCGTTGCACTGATTGCATTAAGTGCTGGTGCTTGTGCTTGGTCTATTAAGTGGTTACTGAGTGTGCTGGGGGTGATTTGATGACTATTGAAGAAAAGCGTAATAGAATTGAAGAATATTGTCATAAACACGGTATGTGTACTGATGGCGATGTGTGTCCTTTGTATAATTTTGGTGAAGAGTGCTACGAGGGCGATGATGAATCGGTTAATCGTCACTATGCAATGATATTCCCAGAGGTTGAAGAAACCAACAATGTAAACCACCCCAACCACTATAATCGTGATGGTGCTATGGAGTGCATTGATGAGATGATGATTGTCTTTGGTAGAGAAGCAGTCAAACACTTCTGCTTACTTAATGCTTGGAAGTATCGTTATCGTGCAGCTGATAAGAACGGTATTGAGGACTTAAAGAAGTCTGATTGGTACATCAACAAGTATAAGGAGTTGGGTTACTAATGAGCGAGAACAAGAGATTTGAAGATTGGGAACAAGTAGATTGCAACCAGTGTGCAAGATATTGGGATAGCTCCTGTGACAGCGTTTCTGAGGGCAAAAATCGCCCCTGTAACAGCTTTTTAGCTACGAGGAGTGTAATTATCCCAGAAGAAATTAAACGGCTTAAAAAGGCAATTAAAGGGCTTTGTTTGTGTAGTATTTTAACGAACACTGCGCTGATACTTGTTATTTTACAGCTAATGTTTGGAGCGTGAGTGGATGAGATATAATCTCAATGGTAATTGGTACACTCCGAACGAGTTAGCTGAGATGAGTGGTATAGCTGCTCATACTATCCGAGATAGATTGCGGAGAGGTTATTCTGTCGAAGAAGCAATAAAGGTCACGGCACTCCACGATAGTGTGAAGGAGTTCAATGAAGCTTCTCACTGGGAGGACTGGGTTGGTATGCCTATGAGTGACCTTTTTGAGATATATTGGAGATGGTGTATCCAACACGGATACACTACTCTCCAATTACAAGGCTTCTCAAGACAGATAATGAGTATGTATCCGATGTTAAAGACAGTTCCCACGAAGAGAGGGGATAAGTGTCAGCGGATTATTAGAATGAGAGGGTAATATGAGTTTTGTTTCTTGGAGAGTAAATGAAGTTGAAATTAAAAACTATCCCCCACCCAACGATGTAGAAATATCTGCTCTTGTCAAGGGTTATTTTACAGGGGACGCTCCGAGTTGGAGATTAGATGCGTTTGACATTAAACGGGAACTGGAGTTCAAGTTGTTGTATGGCTCACAAGTGCCTATTCTTGGGTTTACAGCCAGACCAACTCTCAAAATCAAGAAGGTAATCTACAATATGCCCGCAACAATCATCATTTGGGCTGATGGTACAAAGACCGTAGTTAAGTGCCAGAGTGGAGATGAGTATGACTGCGAGAAAGGCTTTGTTATGGCTTATCTGAAGAAGCTCCTTGGTAATGATAACACTTTCAACAAAGAAATCAACAAGTGGGTGTGGGGTGAGGAATGACGGCTGAAGAAAGACTGTTGGAAGCTGGTTGGGAAGGTATCACCATTCTAAAGGACTATGACTACGATAGTGCGCTGATTGGTGTGACCCACGATGGGAGAGCTGTCTACGATTTCGATAAGATGGTGGAGTGGATTGCTGAAACAGAGGGTTGTAGCTACGAGGACGCAATGGAGTGGGTTGACTACAATACAATTCGGGCATTGGGATACTTTGGTTCTGATAGTCCGATTGTGATGTACAGATTGGAGGAAGCGTGATGGGAGATATGATTCAAGTGGTACGATGCAAGGACTGCGTGTACTGCCACGCTGAAGGTGAGCATCTGCTATGCGATTATCACTATGGGACTGTGGTTGTGGAGTATAACGACTTTTGTAGTCGTGGAGTACGAGCGGAGGACGATTTGAAATGAAACAAACCATCACTAAAGACAAACAAGTTTACTGTGTAACAACTGTTCCGTATCCACCCGCTATCATTAAGCAAATGAAGAAAGCTGGATATAAGGTTAAGGAGGAAGCTAAATGATTAAACGCAGCTGTGAAGATGCTAATACATATTACCTCTGTGTGTTTGGTAAGCGATATATCTTCAATTATGGTAGATGTATTGGATGGTATAAGCCGTAACGGGAGGTATTTATGAGTTTAGACATTGAGTTCAAAGTAAATCAACCTAAAATCTGTCCTCACTGTGGAAAGCTTGTGGAAATGGAAACCATCGACACTTCTGGGAGCGGTGGTAGAAACTGGTATCCTATATTAGAATCGATTGGTTACTATGTTCCGTATGACCAGCGTACCGAAGAGAACGATTGGTACGGTAAAGATATGACCCTAACTGAAGAACAACTCAGAGAAGTATACACTTATGTTAAGAACAACCGCTTTGAATTATTCTATGGTGAATCTGTGCTTGGTACACTTGGAAGAGCTATCATTGATGGTAACGAAGTGGTAGTCAACGCCGATTGGTGAGTGTAAACTTACAAACTTTATATTATAATATATTCTTTTATATAGGTATACGATATTCTGACACTATCAGAATATCGTAGTCCTATAATAAAAGAATATAAAGGCGCAATATTGCACCGAAAACCCCGAAAGCCTTGTGCCGCAAGGGTTTTCGACTGTACTATTTATATTAATACAGTTGTATTTTGTCAGAATATCGTAACCAGGGGAGGAATGGATATTGGAAAAACAACAGATGTTGGAGTTCGCAGATATAGTCGCACAGGCTGTGGTAAAGGCTATCAACTCCCAAAATGTTGGTAAAGTGCAAACTCAAAAACAGGAGAAGAGTGCGTATCAGAAGACCGAGCAGCTCTTGTATAACTACAACGGGTTCAAGCGAATCATTCAAGAGCGCAAGCTGGAGATTGAGGAACTGAAGCTGTATGGTGTGCCACAGAAGTGTGGTGGTGTGAGTGAGCGTGTGCAAACGAGCCACTCTGTGCAAGGTATTGTGCTTCCCGAAGAAGCTGTGGAAAACGCTGTGCGTACTGTGGAGCGTTCTGTGGAGGGTACTGTGCAAGCCATCGCCCTAATAGATAAGTGTATGGCGGCATTGAAGAATGACCCGTACTATAAAATCTTGGAAATGCGCTATTTCGAGGGCAGAACCCAGGAGGACATTGCGATTAGCTTCAACTGCGCCCAGTCCACTGTCAGCACGAACAGAAGTAGATTGGTAAAGGAACTGGCAATGCGCTTGTTCCCAGAACAGGCAATCAAGGAAATGATGAATTAAGCACAAAGGCTATTCTACGAGCAAATCGTGGAATAGCTTTTTTGTTTAAGTGCAAATTCAAAAATGCAAATTCAAAAATACAAAGTGCAAACTTAAAAATGCAAACTCAAAAATGCAAATCTGCAAATGCAAATTTGAAAATGCAAACTGCAAATTCAAAAATGCAAATTGCAAATTCAAATTTCAAATTCAATTTTAACACTTTAATTCGTTAATAAGTTAACTCGTTATCGAATCATCGAATCATCGAGTTAGCGATTTAGCGAATTAAAGTATACTGTAACACAGTAATGATTTAGTGAATTAAAGTATACTTTAACGGTTTAACGATTTAATGAGTTAAAGTGACAGGACAAAAGGAAAGCGGGGGATTGCTCCCCCGCCTTTTTTACTCCTCGGTTACCTCTTCCCACTTGGGGTCTAAATCCTTGCGGAAATAACCTTCCATCCATTCTTCGCACCACTTGGTAAAGTCTTTCATAACAAGACCATCATAGCGAGTATCGTAGCTTTCCCACCATTCGTCATTGGTTCGCTCGATACTTACACAAGAGCCGTTGCCGTAACTAAAGGCAGCAGACTTTGCTCTTGTGAACTTGTACAAGGCATTGTACTTGGGGTTGTTGAAAGTGACTCTGTACAGCTTGGTAATTTCCATAGTGTTTTCCTTTCTTTGTCCGTTGTTTACTTGTCAATGTTCGGCAGCATAAGGTGTCCCCTATCCTACTATTATTATATCAAAATAGGAAACATTTGTAAATTGACATATTGCACAAAGATTCCCAATTTTCAACCCTTGTTTTTGTGCATTTTGCTATGTCCACGGCTGACGGACAAAAAACGGCACTTTGTCTGTTTAAAGCGTTAAAGAAAACGGACTTTAGCGGTTCGGAGTATAAAGATACTGCCCCACCTAAAAACGGCGCAGAGGGGCAAAAAATGGGGTCTAAAGGGTATACACAATAGGCACACAATTTTTGCGGTGTTTGTTCGTCATTGGTGGACAATATACCGAGAAGCTGAACCCCCTTTATATATAATATATAGTATAAAATGTTGCACAAAAAAGTCCCCTAATATTTGGTTATTTTGTCAATTTACAGGGGGATATTGTTATGCTACTATAATGTCACAAGGAACAAACAACACAAGCCGAAAGGAGCAAACAACTTGAAAACTTTTAAAGTAAATTATCTTGCACCGAATACCGCAGAAAAGCAGAGAAGCGGCAGACACCCTGTGTATATTCACAAGGTAGCAACCTACCATTGCAACACCGAAGAAGAAGCGGTGGAAAAGTTCAACAAATACCACGGAAGCAAGAAGCATCAGTTACAATTTGTATGGGAAGAAACCGACATTGACAGATTAAGAGCAAAGCTAACAAAGGCGCTTATGCCGAAACGATGAAAGGAGCAGATTAAGGGGGTTGAAATAATGACTAAATACGAAATTATTACAAAAATTGTAAATAGTAACAAAATTGATGAAAACGACAAGGTTTGGTATATTGAAATGTTCTTAAAAGGTTGGATTTCAACACTTGAAATGCAGTGGATTTGGGAATGAGGTGCGGCAATGTTTATTGTATATCTTGACAATTTGGGGGTGGCGGTTGTAGAACTGGACTATAGTTCCGTAAGCTTTTTGAATGGGGAAGCGGTTTTCTCAAGCAATGGGGAAGAGTACAGAATTCCCACCAATACAATTATTGAAATCACAACAAACAAAGCAGATTTATAAAGGAGAAAAAACAATGAAAAAGATTAACAGAGAATTAAAGACCTACGAAACTATCTTCGTATCGGTGGATGGTAAGGAGTTCAAGACGGAAGCCGATTGCAGAGAATGGGAAAAGTCCTACAAGGGAACGATGGCGGCAAGTTGGGCAAATATTAAAAAAGTGGAAGTAAATGCAATGGATTTGTGTTTACCCTATGGTAGCGAGGATTTCGAGTGTTATATGCTAACTCCGAGAAGCCTTGAAGAGATTACTTATATTAATGCTTATGTTTCCAGTATTACTTGTAGTAATAGTCCAGTTCTAAATACTAATCATATCGGTGTAACAGTTGTCCTAAATTTTGGATTCGACCACGATTGGTGCGAGGTTTACCAAATGGACAGACACCTTGCAGATATTGCCGAATATGTCGCAAAAAAGGAGAAGGAACTGAAGGAGTGTTGAAAAATGCCGAATAAAGAAAAATTCCAACTTTGTTGGACTTGTAAAAACGCTTGCGGTGGTTGCAGTTGGTCGAGAGAGGGAAAGCCTGTTGAGGGTTGGACGGCTGAACCGACACACATTGAGACAAATCGCTATTATGCGGATAGCTACAAAATTTTAAAATGTCCACAGTATGAAGAAGAGGTGCGGAGAAAATGAAAAAGTTGTATGAATGTAATGAAAAATATGCAAAACAGAAGCTTTGGAACATTCGAAAAGATATTACTTTGGATAGTATTTGGTTTTGTGATTATGAAAACAGATACGGATATAGTCCTTATGTAATGTATCAGTTTTTCGACGGCTTTCTTGATTATATTGACGAATTAATGAAAGAAAACGGACAGAACATACACGAAGATTATTTTTTCCACTTGTTGCCGCTATATGATAACAAAGAAACTCTTTGGCGGTGGTACTGTTGTTTTGACGAAATCGACTTTTAAGGGGGTTTATAAAATGCCTGTTTGGGTTGTATTGCTTGCCCTGTGTGGGGTTGTGTTCTTGGCTGATGAGTTAATTACTTGGTGCGAACCTATTTATAAAGGTAAAAACTTGTTTTGATTGAGAAAGGAAAAGAACAATGGAAAAGTATATTTATAAGAGCCGTTATTTTTACGGAAACGAAATCAGCGAATACGGATTAGAAAACGGCTATATGGATTATAGAACGCTTGCAAAAGCTTTCGATATGGTTATGAACAATAACATTATCGGCAACACCTGCGACATTGGATGGTGGGACATTGTAAACGGAAGCGAGTGGTGGTATGAGGACGGCAACGGAAACGAAATTACAGTTGCAGAATATGAGGAACTTGAAGCAGAAGAGCAGGAAAATTGGAGAGAGTGTTACAAGGAAATTTTCCAGTATTATATCGTAGACGATAACGGCGCAAGCATCTTGCAAGAAATGACAGACGAACTTTTGTTCTACAATGAAAAGCTCGATATGTATGTATGGGGTGTCACCCATTGGGGAACAAGTTGGGATTATGTTCTTACCGACATTAAACTTGATTTAGAAGAGGAGTGATTGTTGTTGATTGGCGGCATTTTGTTATTCTTTGTATTTTATGCGGTACTGTGTTTTTTCGGTCTGTAACGAATGGAGAAAGCCACCTTTTACAGTGGCTTTCTCTTTTGGCTTAAAACTGTAACGAATTAAAGAATTAATTCTTTAGCGAATTAAAGAAAACGGGGTAAAACTGACGAAAAGCGGCGGTTTTTCGTTGGTCTATTGGTCGCAGCTCGTTTGAGCCTGTTTTTTGACGATTTAAGCGGCTTTTATGGTGGGCGGTATCTTTACCCTTGGAAACTCTAAACTCCGTTTTCTTTAATACACTAAAGGAACAAAGTCGGCTTTTTTGTCTTTCTGTGGTGGACATACAGAAAATATGTCTTTTTTTCAAATTTTCTGAAAAAACCCCTTGACAAATGGTTGAGGATATGTTATATTATAATCACAGAAGGAAACACGACAACTGAACACCGCCGAGAACCTCGTACAAGAAGAAGTTGGTTAGGAGTAGGGCTAAGGAGTTGACCGACAGAAAAACTCGCTCGGTAGAAAGTCGAAACAAAGAGAGCCACGCGTTTCGCGGGACGGAGCTTTGAAATAGACAGAGGACGAACGGAAGTTACCCAACGGCTGAAATGGGGAGTGTTCCTAACTGAAAAACGGCTGATATATTGCCGATAAACTTTTAAGCCTTTGGCGGTATAATATAACTGTGAATAAATAAACGAGATAGCAAAGGCTATCTCTTTTTTTATGTTTAATACTTTAAAGCACTAAATTATAGAAAGGCGGTGGAGATATGGCACTCACACCAAAGCAAGAGTATTTCGCACGATTGGTCGCAAGTGGTAAGGACTACACAACGGCATATCTTACCGCTTACGATTGGAACGGAAGCAAAGCAGGAGCGGCAAACGAAGCCTTGATATTAGCCAATAAAGCAGAGGTACAAGACAAGATTAGAACCTTGGTAAAACCTTTGGAGATAGCCGCACAAAAGGACAATATCACCGCAAGACAAAAACAGATAGCACAGATAGAAGAACGGCTGGAGTTATGCAAGCAACGAGATGATGAAACAAATGTTCGATACTATCTTGATATGCTCAATAAGATATACGCTCTTTACAAAGAAACAGACAACGAACAGAAGCAAGAAAACACGCTCTCTGACCTTGATATTTCCGCTCTCAAGCGGCTAACTGGTGTATCCTAATAAAGTATAACCCCTAAATAAAAAGTCCGTACAGGCTTAAAAAACTGCCTTATACGCAATACTACATTATGTGGTTTTCAATACTACATCAAGTAGTAAACAGGACACAAAAAGGTTACATAATATAATAAAAGCGTTGATATGCTTAATAAGATATGTTTCTTAATAAGAAGCAGTCCTACTTTGACACTTTAGCGAGTTAACGATTTAATACTTTAATTGGGTGAAGGGGCAGTAGAACAGATGTTCTAATAGGAGACTCTATCCCAAAAAAATTTTCGCCCTATTTCATACTTATATCATAAAAGCGTAGAGTCTACACTCAATATAGATTCTACACTTTCTTTTTTCCAACTACACGGGGAGGTGGAACAGTTGGAATTATACGAAGAACTTGGCTTGACCCTCGCCCAGTACGAGAAAATACAATACCAGGCGCGGATGGAGCTTGCCCGCCGCGAGTTTTGGTATTTCTGCCAAGCCAAAGCCCCCGACTTCTACAAGGAGGGGCGCACCTACTTAAAAAATATCTGCAACCAGCTCCAAGAGTTTTGGGAAAGCCCGACCGAGCGCGTAATGATTATCAACGAGCCGCCCCGACACGGCAAGTCCCGCACAGGTGGTCTGCTGGCACAGTGGGTCTTTGGTAAGAAGCCCACCGAGAAGATAATCACTGGCTCGTATAATGAGCAGCTCTCCACCACATTCTCTCGCGGTGTCCGTAACGACATTATGGAGCGCAAGGCTGACAAAAATAAGGTGGTATACAGCGACATCTTCCCAAACACCAAAATTAAGCGTGGTAACTCCGCAGCTAACCTTTGGAGCTTGGAAGGTCAACATATAAGCTACCTCGCCACCTCGCCTGGTGGTACAGTAACTGGTTTCGGTGCGACCTTGATGATTATTGACGATATTGTCAAGAACGCCGAGGAAGCGATGAACGAAACCGTCTTGGATAGCCACTGGGAGTGGTTCACCAACACAATGCTGTCCCGTCTTGAGAAGGGTGGTAAGGTAATCATTATCGCCACTCGATGGAACACCAAGGACTTGAGCGGTCGAGCAATCGACCACTACAAGAGCATTGGCGTACCCGTGAGAATAGTGACCGAAAAGGCACTGCAAGACGATGGTACGATGCTCTGCGAAGAAGTGCTGGACAGACAGGCTTACGACTTGATTGTTAAGACGATGGGTCGTGAGATTGTCGAAGCCAACTACAACCAGAACCCCATTGACTTGGTTGGTCGGCTTTACAATGTCGGCTTCCAGACCTATAAGGATGTTCCGAGAGATGATAAGGGCAACATTCTCATCGAAGAAGTTTGCGCCTACATCGATACGGCAGACCAAGGTGATGACTACCTCTGCTGTATCATATACGGCTTATTCCGTGGACAGTGTTATGTCTACGATGTGTACTTCACCAAAGAGGGTATGGAAATCACCGAACCCGAAGTTGCCAAGCGACTATTCGAACACAAGGTCAACAAAGCCTACATCGAGTCCAACTCTGGTGGTCGTGGCTTTGGTAGAAGTGTGGAGCGCATCTTGCGAGAGAAGCACCACTGGTACAAAACCTACATAGATTTGTTCACCCAGACTCGCAACAAGAAAGCACGAATCCTTTCTTCTGCGACTTGGTGTCAAAATAATATAAAGTTCCCGATTGGTTGGGAAATCAATTTTGCTGAGTTCTACGGTGACATTATGGCTTACCAAAAAGAAGGTAAGATGAAGCACGATGACGCTGAGGACTGCCTTGCTGGTCTTTACGATAAGGTTGGTAAAGGCGCATTATTTAGTTTTAATTAAAGGGGTGATTGAATGATTAGAGGAACTACACCTACGCATATTTTTAATATTCCATTCGACACCTCTTTGGTGGACGAAGTTAAGATTACATACGCACAGGAAGATGAGATTATTTTAATAAAGGGTACTACTGATTGTGTCTTGGAAAATAGCACAATTAGTGTGACTTTATCTCAAGAAGATACATTTAAGTTTGACCACACTAAGGCGGTTCAAATTCAAGTTAGAATTTTAACGCTTAACGGTGAAGCATTTGCGTCTATTGTGGAAAAGGTTGGAGTTTCCAAATGCTTGGATAACGAGGTGTTGGCGTGATTTTAGACACTAAGTTTTTCGAAAAAACGCAACTGTTCAACCCACAATTTGACGAAAGTGAACAGGCATTTCCAACAAACTTTGGTGAAGTGCAAGTTGCAGGTTCTATGGTAGTTGACCCCACTTTAACAATCGAGGGTGCTGCTGCCGATGCCAAAGCAGTTGGCAATGCGTTACAAGCTACATATGCGAAATTAAATTCAAATACAACATTGGCATTTTACTGCATCGAAGATGTGACCATTGTTACTAATGGTACTTCCAAAACATATCCAGCAAACTCCAATGTTACAGTTTCATTTGCAGATGGTGATGTATTTGAAATTATTCCAACATCGAATAATTCTATTATGGCATTGACCGCATTTCCAGGTGCTTTAGGAACATTTTATCCTTGGTTAGAAGGTGTAAAACAATTCTCAAACATTCTGTTTGATATGAATGATGAGGATATGTATTCGAAATGGAGTCAAGGTAATCAAAGCGCATATAGAGTGCAATATGCACAATATACAAACTGCATTTTTTGGAGTGATAACCCTTACATAAGCGATGTTAGTAGAAGAACAAATTATACATTATATTACACATCGCAACTGCCTTTGTGCTATTCAACCATTCCAGATAATACATTTAAAGCTTTCTATCTGGCTTTTGGTGTAAATAGTGACCCTAACTGGGGTAATCCCGCATATCGAGATAGTTTTGCAAAAGCAACTTGGGCAACACAGGTATTTAGTTATTACGGTGCGAGAACAATCGGTATTTTTGGACACGATGACACTGACTTTAATATTGTATTGCCTAAAGACTGTAGAGGTTTAATGTGCGAAGCAACCGCAATCGAAAACGCTGGTACATTTGATGCTATTAACACAACTAACTTTGGTGCAAAACAAGGTAGCTGGAGAGATGCTTTCAGAATGTGTTATTCTTTGAGAAATTTGTATATCAAAAATCTCAAAGTTAACTTGAATGTATCGTGGTCACCGTTAAACTACGATTCGATTTATTTTATTATTTCTGAAGCAACAAATACAAAGAAAATAACAATTTCTGTTTCTCCATACACATATAATCTATTGAGTTCGTCTGATTTTGAGTTGGCTAAAAGTAAAAATATTACCATAGAACAGCTTACCGCAAATTATGTTGAAGATAAGCGGTTGAGCGATATTGCCAAGAAAGCCGATAAGACTTATGTGGATGAAATTGCAAACAGAATCCCAACCGATGCACACATTAATGAACTTATTAATGCTGCGCTGAGTAAGATTTAAATGAAAGGAGGATGAAGATTGGGCATTTTTAATTTATTTAAGCAACCAGAGTTGCCTACACCACCCAATTCCAACTCCAATCCCGATACGAAATATTTGGAACTGGTTCTGCGAAAGTGGTTGGATAGCCCAGTTCGTAAGGAACAACTGCTGGCAGAAAAGTATTACGATGGTCACCACGACATTTTAGAGCGTGAGAAGAAGGTCATCGGTGCTGACGGTAATCTGATTACCATCAACAATGTTGCTAACAACAAGCTGGTGGACAATCAGTATCGCAAGCTGGTTGACCAAAAGACCAACTATGTGCTTGGTAAGCCAATTACCATTGCGGCTGAGAACGATGAGTATCTGGAGCTGCTGAACAAGGTCTTCAATAAGAAGCTGCACCGACAGCTCCGTGTACTGGCTCAATACGCAGTGGACGGTGCTATTGGTTGGGCTTACCCCTATACACAGGACGGTAAGTTCAAGATTACCGTATTACCTTCCTACGAGGTTTGTCCGATTTGGAAGGATGAGTCCCACACCGAGCTGGAAAGTGCGATTCGTTACTATCCAGAAGAGGTGTTTGATGAACGAGGTGGTACTAAGATGATTTACCACGCCGACTTGTTCACCGTTTACGGTATCACACACTTCCTGTATCAAGGTGGTAGCTTAATTCCAGCCGAAAAGCCACACAGCCCACACTTATCTGTTGGGGAACAAGGCTTTAACTGGAACAGACTGCCCATCATTCCATTCAAGTATAACAATAAGGAGATTCCTTTAATCCGCAATGTCAAGTGCTTACAGGACTCCTTGAACCAAGTGCTGAGTGACTTCCAGAACAATATGGAAGAAGACCCCCGCACGAGCATCTTAGTTTTAAAGAACTACGATGGTACGAATATCCCAGAGTTCCGACAGAACCTCGCCACTTACGGTGTAATCAAAGTTACAACAGTAGATGGTGTACAGGGTGGTGTTGAAACTCTGAAGATTGAGGTCAACGCTCAGAACTACCAAGCCATTCTGATGCAACTGAAGCGGGCTATCGTGGAAAACGGTAGAGGTTTCGATGCGAAGGAAGAACGCTTGGATGGTGACCCAAACCAGATGAACATTCAGTCGATGTACACTGACATTGACTTGGATGTAAACGGTATGGAAACCGAGTTCCAAGCCGCCTTTGAGGAATTAAAGTGGTTTATCGACCAGTATTTAATCCATCAAGGTCACGCCGACTTCACAAACGAAGATGTTACCTTTACATTCAACCGTGACATTTTCATCAACGAAGACAGTATGATTCTGAACTGTAGGAACTCCGTTGGTATTCTGTCTAACAAGACAATCATCGCCAAGCATCCTTGGACAACCAATGTGGCACGAGAACTTGCTCAGATTGAGGAAGACAAGCAAGCCGAACTGGAAGAGATGGATGCAACATTAAAGGTTCAGAACAAGAACGCTCCGAAGCAGACTAAACCAACCAACACTGGTGGTGATGCTTAATGTACAAAGATGAACAGTTTATCCAAGTAGAAAAAGAGGAACTTGAGATAACAAACGAAGCCATTGTGGCTATGTTTCTGGTAATGGGTGTCGCTAAGCGTAATTTGGAAAAAGAGTTACGAGACTTTTACTCCAAGTACGGTAAAGACGGAGTAGTCACTTACGCTGAAGCACGAAAGTGGGTTAGTGACCAAAATCACCAGAGACGATTAACCGCATTACTGTTGGTTACCAGTGGTGCGTTTGTTGTTGCTCTTAACGACCTGGAAACCCATTTCCGAAGTTTCTTAACCGATGTGATTGCCAAGGAAGCTACTTTCTTTGGTGTTAAAGTGGATGTCAATAAACTCTTACAAAAAGGTTGGGGTTTAGATGATTTATACTGGTTACAACGGCTGGAAGCCAATGTTGACTTGTGGAAGTCAACAATCGCAATGGACATTAAGCGAGCGATGCACAAGGGCGCACGACTTGATGATGTTTTGACTCAAATGGAGAAGCGATTCGATACTATCGAAAAGGTCATCGAGCGACTTGGTTTGAGTGAGTCAACTGCCGTTGGTTCGCTGTCTCGTCAAGAGATATTCAAGGAGCTTGGTGTTACCAAGTATCAGTTCTTCACTAATCCAGACGAACAACGCTGTGAAGTGTGTGGTGAACTTCACGGTACAATCTTTCCGATTTCGGCATTTGAAGTTGGTGTAACGGCAAGTCCGATTCACCCTCGATGCCGCTGTTGGGAAGTTCCAATTATGGATTAAGGCGCAAGCCTTTTCCTATATAGTGGGTGTGGGTGGACACCTCCCCCCACCCACACCTTTTCACACATTATATTGGGAGGTAGTAATGTGCTTGACGATTTTCAAATATTAATTTCTAAATACGATGACCTGGAACACTTGAACATTTACCCTATTGGTGATGTTCATATTGGTTCTAAGGAGTTCGATTTAGAATTATTCAAGAAATGGATTGAAACAGTTAAGAACGACCCGAACGGCGTAGTCGTGATAATCGGGGATATGATGAATATGGGCTTGAGAAATTCCAAGAGCAATGTGTACGAGGAGCAGCTCAGCCCAATGGAACAAAAAGAACTCTGCTACGAGTTACTGAGTCCGATAGCCGACCGCATAATCGGGGGTTGCTCTGGTAACCACGAATATAGAGCGGTGAAGGAAGTGGGGTGCAATCCACTTTATGATGTTTTCTGCCGTATGCGTATCGAAGACAGATACAGAGAGAACATTTGCTTCATAAAGTTAACTGTTGGGAAACAAGGTAAGAATCCAAATACATACGGTGTGGTACTAACCCACGGTAGCGGCAAGAATAAGGACGAGAAATGGACTTATTCTGTTGACGGTTGCGACTGCTTCATTAGTGGTCACACTCACCTTGGTACACACCAACCGATGGGTAAAATCCGAATGGACTTAACCCACGAAAAAGTGAAAACGGTAGGCTACCAACATATAGTAGTTATGCCTTTTCAAAGTTACGGTGGTTACGCTGTCCGTAACAAATATATGCCTAATCACATAGGTCAATTCCAGCGTATCACATTCGATGGCACTGCTAAACGAGTGGGATACACATACTTTTAATTTGTCCCGTAAGACGCAAAACTACAACTCTGTGGTGCAACCACGATAAAAAGCGAAGGAGTAAATTATGAAAAGAGAATTTTTGAAGAACTTAGGTATTGAGGACAAGGACATTATCGATAAGATTTTGGACGAGAACTCTGCGGACATTGGTCGAGCAAAGGGTGAGTTAGACACCTACAAGACAAAGGTCACTAACTTGGAGAATGAACTTGAGAGTAAGAAGAATGAAATAACAACCTTAACAAGCAAGGTTGGCGATACAGACGCTCTCAACCAAACGATTTCTCAGTTGGAAGCCGATAAGCGAAATCTGACCAATGAACTGACTGCCAAGGTTAACGGAATCAAAAAGACTCACGCCATTGAAGGTGAGCTGCGTAAGGCAAAGGCTAAGAGCTTAAAGTCCGTTATGGCACACCTTGATTTGGAAAAGATTACTTTTGAGAATGACGAACTGAAGGGTTTAACCGAACAGTTAGAAACACTCAAGAGTGGTGAAGATACTGCGTTCCTGTTTGGTGAAGCACAAGTTGGCGCACCCGCTGGGACACACTTAAACAACCCACCTCACGGTGGTAATGGTGGTAATCCACCTACTGCTAAGACATTTGCAGAAGCTATCGCAAATGTACTTAATAACCAAAACTAATATTTTGATTTAAGAAAGGTGATTTAACTATGGCTGTTACTTTAGCACAAGCCAAGCTGAATGTTACTGACGCTTTACAGCTGGGCATTATTGATGAATTTGCAAAGAGTTCCTACATTCTGAACAACATTACTTTCGATGACTGCGTTTCTCCCGTTGGCGGTGGCGCAACTCTGACCTACGGTTACACTCGTCTGATTACTCAGCCTACCGCTGATTTCCGTGCCGTTAACAGCGAGTACACTCCTTCCGAAGTTCAGAAGCAGCGTTATACCACTGATTTAAAGGTGTTCGGTGGTGCTTATGAAATCGACCGTATCATCGCTAATATGGGTGGTATCGCCGATGAAGTTGCTTTACAGTCCGCTCAGAAGGTAAAGGCTGCTTCCGCTCTGTTCTCCGACACTATCATCAACGGTGACTCCGCTACCAATCCTCTGGTATTCGATGGTCTGGATGTTGCTGTTAAGGGTACTGCTACCGAGTATACCCCTGGCACTGCTATCGACCTGTCCACTTCCGCTGCTATCGATGCTAACGCTACTGCTTTCGTAGACCAGTTAGACGAGTGGCTGGGTGAGATGGACGGCGTTTCCGCTATCCTGTGCAACAACAAGATGGCTGCTAAGTTCCGTGCTATCGCCCGCCGTATGGGTATGTACCAGATGACCAAGAACGACTTCGGTCAAGCTGTTGAGTACTACGGCAACATTCCTTTCGTTGACCTGGGTGCTAAGGCTGGTTCTAACGACCCCATCGTTGGTATCAACAGCGGCGTAACTTCTCTGTACGCTGTTCGCTTCGGTCTGGATGGCTTCCACGCTATCTCTATGGCTGGTCAAGCTCCTGTGAAGATTTGGCTGCCCGACTTCTCCACTGCTGGTGCTGTTAAGAAGGGTGAAGTTGAAATGGTTGCTGGTTGCGCTCTGAAGTCTACCAAGGCTGCTGGTGCTTTCCGTAACATCAAGGTTCAGTAATTAAATTACTCCTCCTTTAGTGGTAGGGGCAGAAATGTCCCTACCACATCTTTATAGAAAGGACTGATAATATGGCTAACGAAGTTAAGTATCAAAACCAAGTTTGGGGCGAACCCATTGCTGGTGAGCGTCTGTCTACCAATGGTCACTACACTGGTGAGCATCTGGGTGCTGTGACACAGGACGCAAAGGCTGAAATGAAAGCCCATCTGGTCGAAGAGAACATTGTTCGACTGGGTACTATGATGCAAGACGCTATCGAGGGTAGCACCCCCGAAGTGGCTGAGTAATAATACCCGAAGGGGAGGATATTATGAAGATTTACGCTCCTGTTAAAGATTTTAACGGTCTGCGTAGTAATGTTCGATTTGTGGACGGTATTGGTGAAACCGATGACCATCAGTTAATCGAGTGGTTCAAGAGCAAGGGCTACACCGTTGAAACTACGGTGAACAAAGTTGAAATAT